TCGCTTAAGACTTCAATCATATTTGTTTGTGATTCAAAGTGTCTGTCCAAAATCATAAGCATAAAATTATAAACGACTTTTTTACCTTCAGTATCAAAGTTAAATCCATTAGGTACTAACCACACAAGTGGATAGTATTTTAAATTCTCCTCTGTAAAGTCAAGTTCACCAACAATAAATTTATTTACTTGCTTGTGGCTTTCCGATGCAGTTTGAATTGTCGATATTATCTGATTTAATGTCATTAAGAAAGTTTAAAAGTTTAGTTTCATTTTTTGTTCGGACTTTCCCCTTTTGGGAAATCGTAATATCTGTATTCTTCGTCATAGTCGGGTGGTAAATAAATTCCCCCAAATAATTGGGTGTTGTGTGGTCTTATAGTGTCGATGGTAGAACCAGGATTAAAGTATAAAGGATAAATTGTGCTATTAGCTTGTAGAAATTCACGCAATCTTTGTGCATAGTATTCTGCTTTGTCCCTATATCTACGTTCCACCATTGTCATTTCATCAATAGAAACTGGTTGTGTGTTATCAGATGTCCTTGTTCCTAACGTCTTGTTTAGCATTTTAAACGTCATAGGAAGCATTGATTCAGTTAATGTGTAGTATTTCAAACAAGGTGCAATATAAACGTCTAAAAGCGTTGTATTCGCACCCGATATATTACCATTAAATGCCTGTGTTTGCAACTCATTATAAATTCCACTACCAATAACGTCACGAATATAGATTTCTTGTGCTTCTTTTATGGCACTTTTTAAAAGTTTATCGTCTACGTTTTCGTTTATAGGGGTATTGTCCTTTAAAAACGTGGTGCTGATTAAATATACAAAGTTGCTCATATCTTTTTCCTTACTAATTTACTATTCCAAATGTGTCTGCAATGGTGAATGTGAACAGTTGTGTCTGGTATTGTGTACCATCCACCTCTTTCTGTCCAAATATCCCTACCTACTCTTGCACTAATTGTATCGATTTCACTACGCAAATACAAACGATTTGAATTTACCATTTGTCTACAAAATTCACGTGATGTTTTTATCAATTTACGTTCACCACTAAATGCTGGATCAAGTGCGTATTCGTATCTAATCTCAATTTGTTGGTCACTTACTTTCTTTAATTCTGTTGTACCCAATTTAGAAACTGATAGTTTGCCTTTAACATCGTCAATAAGTCCATTAGAAGTCATTTGTGCAATAGTATCGACTACCTTTTGCGTATCTATCTTTAAGTACTTTGCAAGTTCACCCGTTGTTGTACCATCATTTGCGTTTAATAATTGCAAAATTGCAGTTTCTATTGCAGTTGCAAATTCCATTTTGACATCTTCAAAGTTTTCTTTGTCTTCGCCACATTCCATAAACATATTAACAACATCGTTTTCACTATAATTTGAAGACATTGCTTGTTGTATTGGTTCAATAGGTTCAAACCCTAATTCAATACGTGCTTCATTTTGAGTGATTACACCTTTTGTGTACAAATCAACGTAGTCTTGTCCGATAGGTGGTTTATTAATGGTTACAACTTGACAAGGTATTGCATACTTTAAAATTGAATTTAACGCTGCATCAAATTGCTTTTGACGTGGTTCAATGTATGCTTGTTGAAATAACTCATATGCTTCAATAAGTTCGTTACGTTGTCCCAAAGCCCCCGCAGTAGAAATACCAAATAAAACGGGGTTAGATATACGATGCCCAACAAATATCTCATCTCGTACTGTATCGTTTAGTTGTAAAAATTGTTTGTCAAAATCACTTGGTTGTAAGTTGGTTATTTCTGCTGGTCTTTCGCTTGGTTCATTATAACCGATGATCATTCCACCAGCATTGTGTGTACCAGTCTTTTGTGATTTAAACCTACGTTCAGTCATTCTCATTTCTTCAGGTGTTGGAATACCTTTAAAGAACTGAATTAAGGTTTGTGCAGAAAATCCATTTTTGATTGAATTAAAATGCCAGTTTTGTATCTCGCTATCAATCTCAATGTACCTTAATGCACCAATATACGATGGCAATGGATATTCTTTTTGACCAGCACGATATAATTTGAAGTAAAATACTTGTTTATTTTCACGTGTGTTTGCGTTAAAATAAGGATATTCACATATTTCTGCACGTTGGTTTTGCCAATCTTCGCTATAATACGCACAATCTTTGCCTAAGCGCACGTTTTGAAATGGTAAGTGATAGTATTCTGCGGGTTTTGTCTTCGCTTTATTCCAAATAACCTCTACTGCAAACCCGTCAAATAGCTCATAATCTTGTGCTAATTTAGATTTAAGGTTTTCAAAGTCTTCATAAGCATTTATGTTTGCCAAAAAGTCTTCGGTAATTGCAACATCAACTGTGTTTTTACCTTTGATGTCTGTGTTTGCACCTACAATGTAAGCTGCTTTTTGGTTAATTATAGCATTGTGTTTTGGGCTGCTATTGTATAAGCGTATTAGTTCTTGTGGATATAGATTATCTAAGCCATAAGTTATGTAACCCTTTGCTTTGTTTTCCTTGAATATCGGTAAACTATCGTCTAAAAAAGATAGTCTGTGTAAGTTAAATTTGTTTTCCATCTGTAAAGAAGTTTGTTATGAATTTTCCAACTGCACCACACACACCACAAATCAACATAAACTTTGGATTGTCTACATTTAAACTGGCAATGAATAACGACATACCAGCAAGTGAATCACCGAGTACACGAAATCTTTTTGGTGTTGGTTGAAAATATCCTTTTAATCTCATTTTTTAGTTTTTAAATAGTAGTAACGTATTGCAAACAATCCCGAAATGATAGCAATCAACCCAGCCGTAATTGAAACAAGTGGTTGCAATAATGTTGCATAATGAGTAAAAGTACTAATCATTGTAGCCGTCATTATAGCTTCTGCGGTTGTATCGTTAAAGTTCTTCATCAATCAATTTCAAAAATATTGCGTAATATTCTGCTGCTTCTAAATTCTCGAACTGGTCAAGCGTAAAGATAGCGTGTGTAATTTCTTTTTCAGTTTCTAAAAGTTCGGTATATTGCTTTTGGAATACCTCAAAATTAGGACTATCAACTTTGATTTGCACTTGTCCGTTTTCTTCAGTTCCAAGTTCTTTGATAAGTCCGTTGCGAACTTCGTCAATTGTAGCAACTTCAGATTTCAATTTGTCCGCTAATCTTTGCAGCCAATATTTAACCTTTAAGGTTAACGGTTGTGATAGTAATCCTTTGTTATTTTCGTTACCAAATAACTCTAAATTAAGAGTGTAAATTTCGCCTAATGTTAGTTTTGTTGATTTCATATGATTACAAAATTAAGTAAATTACACGCCCAATTGATAACAAAATTGTCATCGTTATTCCATTGGCTATAAGTTTCAGCATCCATTGTGAGATTGCCTTGCAAAACTGATGTGTAGTTTTTTTTGTCTTCGATTGTTTCGACTGATAAAACTTGCCAATAGAAAGTAACCGATGTTGGATTCATTGGAAAATTTAAAGCGTCGATTTGGAAAATAGTTCCTTCGCCTTTTGTAGGCACGATTATAGGTTGTATAGTTGTCATAGTTATGCTAATAATATTTTTTGTGCTACTCCGTTAATAATTACGTCCCAAGTTTTTGTTTGGACTGCCGTTGCCGTTGTTACTGCTCCAGCATTTACTGTTGAACTACCAACAACAAATTGATTATTTGCGGTTGCGGTTGCTAATGCTCCTAAAATAACAGAACCACTAAAGTTACCACTTACAGTTCCTTGTCCTACTGCGGTATTATTTATTCCCGTTGTATGGGCTAATAAAGATTGATAACCTACTGAAGTATTATAATTGCCAGTTGATACATTTAATGCTTGATATCCTATTGCAACAATACCAAAACCACTTGTATTTGTTTTTGCTGCTTCCCAACCTATTGCAGTATTTCCAGAGGCAGCATTATTTTGCAAAGAATAAGAACCAATAGCAGTATTATTGTTTGAACCATCTATTGTAGATAAAGACAATAATCCTATACCAACATTTTCAGCACCATTTCTCAAAGTAGTTAAAGCTCTACTACCTATTGCCATATTATCACGACCACTTGTAGTACTCACCAATGTTCTATCACCAACAGCTACATTCCCAGTACCAGTAACTATTCCCGTAGACATTGATTGATACCCTAAAGCAGTATTAAAAGCACCCGTTGTATTTGCATTCAAAGCCCCATTACCAAACACAGTATTTGTTGCCACTTGTCCCGCACCTAATCCCGCACGAATTCCATTGAAGCGAGAATCTGCACCGACGACATCTAAACGGAATCCAGCGTCGGTAAAAGTTCCTCCGTTTTGGATGATTGTATTTCCATTTGGTTTAACTTTTAAATTAGTAGTATAAGTTGTTCCATCAAAACTTCTAATTAAAATAGCACCATCGGAACTATCTCTAAATATATTTGGATAAGTTGCACCTCCTCCATTTATAGAAATTCCCGTTGTATTATTAAATAAAACTGCTCCCGAGTTTATCCTCAACGCATAATTCGTTACCCCCGTAAATGCACCATTTGTAAACGTAGGTGCAATATCTAACCCCACCAACACATCGTTATTAGCAGCAGCTACTAACGTTTGATTCATATACACGCCTCTCGCTATTGCAGAGGCAGCCGTAATTGAACCCGTTGTTGTTAGTTGGTTTTGGATACGAGCAGTTCCGTTGACGTCTAAAAGGGATGTGGGAGTTGTTGTACCTATTCCGACATTACCATTATTGAATACTGCACTATAATTTATTGTTGCTCCAGTAGGCGCTAAAACTACTAAACCATATCCAGTTGCTGGGCTACCAGTTAATGCAATTGAATTAATTTTTAATGCTCCCGATGGAACACCAGAATGACCAAGTATAGTTACATAATCAAAAACATTTCCTCCAGTAGATAGTAAGCCACCAGCAAATGACCAAGATGACCCATAAGTTTTTGTAAGTGCGCCATCTCCCAAATTAATTGTTCCAGTTCTTGTTACTCCAGCCCCAGTTCCAACAGTTAAAACACCATTAACGTCTAATTTAGTATTTGGATTTGAATTGCTAATACCAACCCTACTATTGACAGTATCGGTATAAATTAAATTAGTCGCAACCGTCAACCCGCCAACCGTTATCGCATTTGTAGTCGTGTTTCCCCTACCCGTTACACTTGCCAACGTATCACTTTCAGCAGTCAAATACGTATTCGTATCTAACGCAAAAGTACCCGCAGCAGTCATCTTTACAAATGATGTTGACGCATAGGTTAACGCTGCAACCGATGTAAGGTTTGCGTTTAATGGTTGACCACCTAACCCACTTAAAGAATAAGTTGGAATATTTAAAACGTTCGCAGCAAAAGTACTCGCACCACTTGAACCCGTTGTTGTTAAACTTATAGTCGCTTGTTTGCTATTTAAAGCCGTTTGCGTGGCAGTTGAGATTGGCTTAAGTAAATCCGTTGTGTTGTCTACATTTGACAAACCTACTGCCGTTTTATCGAGTGTTTGGAACGTCTTATCCCCACGATAATATTGTGCAGTTGTACCCGCAGTAATTGTACCCTCTTTTAGATTTAAAGCATTTTGTACAAGTGTTGAAATTGGTTTGTTGATGTCCGATGTGTTGTCGACATTCCCAAGTCCTACGTCATTTTTATCTACGTTAACGTCAATAGTAACAGTATCACCTACGTTGTCATAAGTTAACGCTACATTGTTACCAGCAACTGCATAGTTTTGAAAGTTTTTATTTGCCATATACCAAGTAGTTCCCGTTTTGTGTTGTTAAAATATCATTCAAATTGCTTAACAAATAACCATCCCAACTTTCAATAATCCGTTCTACTAAATTTGGACTATACGCTACGTTGTTAGTTGACAAAGTAGTTTGCTTTGCCGTTTCACTTGGTGAATAGGTTTTACTTGTGTATTGTATGGTTAAAATCTTTTCCATTAACTTGGTGTGTAGTATACTTCAGCTTGTGCCGATAATTGAACTTTTAGTAAACCTTCTTCAACTTGTTCGTTGGCAAGTAATGGGTTTACATTTGAACTTGAAGTTTGTGCGTAAACTACATAATTGTATTCACCCTCAAAAAAGTTGTATGTGTTTTCGTTAATTGCAAACTTATTATATCGGTCTTTGTATGCAGAAATATCGGTCAATAAAAAGTTGTACGTTTTTTCAGTTTGCCTATGTGTAACGCTAAATAAGAATTTAGGATTTGAAATTGTCACTTTTTCTGTAAGTGTCAAAAACCAGTTCTTTGATTCTCCTTTTGTAAGTAGTAGCATTATATCTAAATTAGCATTTTTTAGAATTTGTTACAATAAAAAAAGGGTGGTAATTAAACCACCCCCTATTCACTATATGAAAAACAATAATTAAATTCCTAAACTTGTAACTACTGCACCACTCAATTTGTATGGTTGTTCGCTATCCATTGCTTGTAATGTAATTTCATAACCGTTTGCATCACCGAAAGCAGTACCTGTGTTAGCAGTCATCGCTGATACTTCGCATCCGCTTTCTTTACCCACTAACCAATACTCATCGTTGTTATTTTTAACAATGCAGAAAGTTCTACCTTGTGCCAATAACTTCATTTCGTTTCTTTTGGTAGTTGACATTCTACGCAATCTAAATGCTACATCCGTAGAATTATAGACAGTTCCATTTTCAACACTTACGTTTGTAGTGTTTGCCATTGAACCAGTTGCTTTTGGAATGTCGTAGGTGTAAACGTCACCACTTACAATAGTTGTAGCAGTTACCTCGCCACTTGCAACTGTGAATCCAGTTTTAGCCCAATTCACCAAGTGAATCGACTTAATACCCCCGACTGCATCTTTGCAGTCAAGGGCTATACTTTGGGTTAATAAACAAGGCATCTATCTATAAAATTAAAGTGTGAAATAAACTACTTGATCAGGGAATGCAACTTGAGTACCATACTTCATTGTCATTCTAAATCTAACTTCATCGTTATCTTCGGAATACCAGAATTTAGTATCTTCTTCTTCGTTTGCAAGGTCAGTTCCAACAAAGATGTTATCCAAGTTAGTGCAAACCATTTTGTTTGTTCCGTTCAAACCACCTACACCAATGATTTCTACATTAGTACCAGGATAAACCAAACTCAAAGCCGTTGAAGCGTCAAAAGCATAGTTGAACAAGTTAGCATTTTTAAGGTTTAATAACGCCAATTTGAAGTTATCAATTCCCATAAACAATTTCAAGTTCTCTTTGTCAGCAACTCTCGCTGGAACTGCTGCGTAGATAGCATCAATTACAGTACCAATGTTTGTAGAAGTAACCGCAGTTACAGAACCAGTATTTCCACTTACAAATGCAGCACTATCAGTGATAATCTTTAACAAACCATCAAATTTGTTGGTGTTAGGATTAGTGTTAGCAGTTGCAGTTGTTCCTTGCCACATTGCAATTTCCAATTTTTCAGCAATTACCTTTGATTTTTCCATACCAATTTGTACTTCAAAAGGAACTTGTGTTGGTGAACCTGGTGCGATTTGTGTTTGCATCCATTTTGCTTCCAAAGTTTTAGGACATAAAGTTTCTTCAACTTTAATTTTACCTACTGTGATAACACGTTGTGTGAAGTTAGTTACACCACTTGGTGAATAACCACAAGAATCCGACTGAAAATACACATCGGAAGAAAGAATGTTCAAAGCACTTGCAGATTTTACACCTACTTGTACTTGACCAGCATCGTACAATAATTTAGCAGTCTTACCGCTAAATAATGCTTTTACCAACAAATCGGTAGATTGTTCGTCGGTATAGTTAGTTAAACCAGTTACGTTGAATGACATAATTTTATTTTTTTATTTTTTTAGTTGTTGTGCAAATTTTTTGATGTTCTCGAATTGTTGGTCTTTTTTTGACAATTTAGTTTGGTCTACATTCATTGGTGCTTCACTCGGTAAGTTAGCAACTCTTTCAACCAAATCAACAGTCTTACTGAATGCTTCGCTTTGATGTTCAAGACTTGAAACTACTTTGTTTAATGCTTCAGTCAATGTAGCAATTTTGCCTTCTAAACTTGCAACTACTTCGTCAAACTTTTCAACGGTTGCAAATTCTTTTGCTAATTCTTCGCTTGGCATTGGGCTTTCTGCTGGTTCTACAATTTCGGTAACAATACCACCAACAGTAGTAACAAGCATTCCGCCTTCTACTTCGTGCGTAGCATCAGGTGCTGCAATATCGCCTTCAGCAGTTTCTACCATAATCATAGTGCCTACTGCAAGTGTACCATCCCATTTGATAACAGTACCATCAGTCAAAACGGCACTTTCCATTTTGACTTCTTCGTTATTGAATTTGAATTTTGACATCAAATCTCTAACTTCTTGAATTAAATCTTTTGTGTTCATTTTTATATAAATTAGTTTTATGTGTTTTTTGT